TTATGAGGAGGCGGGCGTATTTGGACGATCCGGTGGCCGGGATTTACTCTGATTTACCGGGACTTCATGGGACAGCAAACCGCAGAGATCCGCCACAAATCCCCACTTTTCCCGGGCGACGTTTTCCCAATTCGTCTTTTGGACGAAATTCGCCGTAAAGCCCCTAAGTGGCGGCCGTTTTTGGACAAACGTATCTTGGGAAAGTTGTCCGGTTTTTTGCGCCAATTCGTCTTTAACTTGGGAAAGACCCACCAGCCTCAAGCCGAGTGTTTAACTTCCCTTGCCTCTCCAGGCGTGATTGGCCTCAGCAGTTCTCGACGAAGCGCGGCCAACTCTCCAGCAACAAATGCTGGCCGCTGATCCTTATCGCCAAAGGCCATCGCATCCCCCAATAGGCGGGTCATCAATCGCCCCATATCCGCCAATGAGATGCGCGCATTTGCCTCTCCATAAACCTTTGAAATTCCAGTAATAATTATAGCAACCAATTCCGGATCAAGTTGCTCCATCATTTCTTTGGTTTGCCCATCAAACATCATACCTGACCCAGTCAGAAGCCAATTAATGTTGACGCCAGTAATCCTATTGAGGTGAGCCAAAAGCTCACCTCCTGGAACACTTTGGTTCCGCTCATATTTCCCCAAAAGACTTTTATCAATGCCTAATTTGGCAGCAAACACGGCCTGCGACATATCGCCACGAACTTCTTTCAAGCGCCCCCCAATCGTTTCGGACCTCATGGCGTTAGGTCCGAAATCAAAACCATGACAGGACCGAAATTTCGGTCCTGTATAATTTCATTATAATACAATGGCTTAAATGCATTTGTAGCTTGATCTCGCTTTTCCCAGGTCCGAAATCCAAAAAGAGGCATTTTTAGCCTATTGTATGATACCAAATTTGGCGCTATCTTCATCTCTACCACCTGCGTATTTACGCACAAACACCCCTAAAAAAACCGGCCTGCCTGGGCCGGCTTAATCAAGGAAACGTTGGATGCCAAAAGTGGCAATCGGTTGGCATAAAGAGGACATCAAAGCGGCGATCCGCAAACGCGGCATCACCCTAGAAGCACTCTCCATAGAGCATGGCCTGGATCGCCGGGCCTGTGCCTATACGCTTTACCGACCAAACTTCGCCGCCGAGCTGGTCATCGCTGAATTTCTGGGGGTCGTACCCCGCCAAATATGGCCCCAGCGTTACGATCAGGCCGGCAACTACAAGCACCGGAAATCTCGTAATTACCATACTCGGCACGATCGCCGGTGTGAATGTCAAAAAGGAGCTGCGGCATGAACAGCGCTCCGGAGAAGTTCGTCCTCAATTCGGCTTTGTATGGTCCGCCGATAGAGTCTGTGCGGTACGGGAAAATCCAGGAAGTGAAGCGGCTAATTCTTTGCTGTCGATCGATAGCCATAAATTCCCACCAGCCAACTTCAGAACCAACAGAGTCCTGTTTGGATCTGAATCCTGCGAGAGACCAATCCCATGAAGAGTGATTGGCTGAATTCTTTCACCTTCCGCCGGATCGTGTCCAACCAGCCCCTCCCCGGAAAGGTATTCATTCAAGACCGCAAAAAACTCAATCAATCGCGGTATTTCCCGAACAGGGATCGCCAAGTCGATATCATGGGCATTGCTGATCTGCATTTTGACGGCGACGCTCGATCCATCGTGAGAAATTCGAGGGCTTTCGAAACCAACAAATCCCGCAAGCGTGTCAGACATTTTCAATTTCCCTGTGTGGTTGGTGTTGCGGCTACCACAATAAGGGAAAGCCGTCCGACCGTCACCGCGATTTCCCCCGCGTTGACGGTCGGCGGCAAGCAATCAGCCCCCCAAAACATTTGGGGGAAGAGAAATATACGGCGCGGCCAGTCTCTGCCACCACCGCAAATGGACGCGGTATTGATCCCCCAATCCCCGTCGATTCACCTCTTCGTTATGGCATTGAGAACTGAGAACCTTGAGGGTGGCGCTCTCATCAGCCTCAATCTCAACAAAATCGATGCGCAATTGATTCAGGGAAATCCGGGTAGGATTGGCCATCAACTCAATTCTGCGCCTCTCAAGATTGGTGTATCGCTGATATTGAGTTCTGTGGTGCCGGGCGTTTTCCGGCCAGTGGAATGCAAGGCTGGCGGCGGTTGTAATCGTAACCAGCAAGCCGCCCCAAAGTTCCCCTTGGGTACCGTGGCCAAGAGCGCCAGCAACGGCAGCACTCCCCCCAATAAGACTCAGTACGGTCGTATAATCGGAGAGCCGAGTAAAATGCTTGGCCAGTGCAATTTGATATCGCCGCGACACGGCGATGTCGAAATCCAAATGCCAATCAAGATCGTTCAGCCTTTCGGCTTCGGTGGCGCCGGAGGATTCGGGATCGAGCTGATGCTCGATTCCCTGCCCGGCGGAGTTTGCCTGGGCTGGGGCGGTGTCGGAATGGACAAAATCGTCCTGGTCATTGTGTTCGGATCGTTCGGTTTTGGTTTCCATGTTCCTACCATTTCATCATCAGACATTGAAACGTCTCCTGTTCGGGTAAGGGTATCAGGGGGCGGGTGTGGGGGTGCTTCCGACATCCCCACACCGCAATCATGCGGGATCACGATAAATCAAAATCATCCCAATGTCATTCAACCGGCCGCCAATGCAGGAGCCCGGCAATGACCAGTTTTGATCCCGTCATCACCATGATTTTTTTGGCCGTCCTGATCGAAGGAATTGCCATAGGCCTGATGGTTGGGTCGCGCTACGCCCATTGGCTACGCAATGACATGATTCGCAAATCCGACTGTATCCGCTGCAGCCAGTCCGATTCGAAAAGGATCGGCTGATGGTCAAATCGCGCCATGACACAGAGACTTTGGATCTCCTCAAATGGGAAAAGCCCGAAGCGGCTGTCCGATATGAGGACACCGAGGTCCGTGGCGCGAATATCGTCGCTCGTTGCTGCCGCGCCATGAGTCTGGCGCTCAAGGAATGCGACCGGAGCCGGGAAGAGATCGCCGCCGAGATGTCCGAATATCTTGGCGAGACGGTCACCAAGGCCATGCTCGATGCCTATGTTTCCGAGGCCAGGGACACCCACAATATCAATATTTATCGGTTCGCCGCCCTGGTGCATGCCACCCGGGATTTTCGTCTCCTGTCGCTCCTTCCATCCATGTTCGGCTTTGCCGTTATTGATGAGCGCTATCTGCCGCTGATCGATGTGGTGCTGCTGGAGGACAAGAAGGAGCAGCTCGATCGCGCCCTGGACAGCGCCCGCCGTCGTGCCCGGCTGGGAGGGCTGCGATGAAGGAATGGATGACCGCCGCGGAGATCGCCGCCCTCAAGCTGCCGGGGTTGCCTACATCTGAACGCGGAAATCAAATTCGGGCAGACCGGGATGGTTGGGAAAAGCGCAAACGGTCTGGCGCTGGAGGAGGATTTGAATATCGGGTCGCCAGCCTGCCGGGAGAAGCGCAAAAATCCCTCGCCAGAAAACACATGAAGGCGCCTTCAACCCTCGTTAAAGCCGAGTTACCCGCACCATCCGATCTCAAGGACTTCCAGCGCGATCCGATGACCGCCCGCACGGCGCTACTCAATCATATTGATCACCTTGTCCTGTTTACCGGCATTTCCCAGGGTATGGCCATCAATGCCTTGGTTGAGGCCGCATCCAAAGGGACCTTGGATCGACAGCTTCAAGAGATGGTGCTGATCGCCAACGCCCGCAGCAACTCCTCCCGCACCCTGACACGGGCAACAATTTATAATTGGCTCAAGGCCCGCCAAGCTGCCGATGGAAACATTGTTGCGCTAGCCACCAAAGCCCCGCCGCCAACCGCAATCCCTGGCTGGGCTCAGACATTCATGGAGCTGTATTGTCGCCCCAGCAAGCCCGGCATCGCTGAATCCCTTGATCGCTGGCCTGAGGGTGTCGAAAAGCCCAGTTATGACCAAGCCCGCCGCCTCCTGAAACGCGTCGATGCCGTCACAAAGAACAGAGGCCGCATGGGACCAAAGGCCCTTCAGCAATTGCGGGCCTATATCGCCCGCGATGCCTCTGAGCTATGGCCGGGCGCCGTGTTTATCGGTGACGGCCACACCTTCAAGGCGGAAATCGCGCACCCGAGGCATGGCCGCCCGTTCCGTCCAGAAGTCACCAGTTTTCTTGATGTCTACACCCGCCGTTGGGTCGGCTGGTCCACCGCTTTGGCGGAAAACACTTGGTCAGTCGCCGATGCATTGCGTCACGCGGTCACCACCACAACCTGCTGCGACATCGTCTATTACGACAACGGATCGGGTGCCAAAAACGATATCTGGGACAATGAGGTTACCGGCCTGATCAACCGACTTTGCATCACAAAATTGCACAGCGCCCCCTGGACCTCCCAGGCGCGTGGCGTGGTGGAAAGGTTCCATTCCTCGGTCATGCACACCGAAGCCCGGTGGCTGCCGACATACGCTGGCCAGCGCCTGGATAAGGAAGCGGCGCTCAAAACCTTCAAGATCACCAGGAAGGATATCAAAGAGACAGGATCATCCAAGCTGCTCCCGACCTGGCGTGATTTCGCCGAGGTCCTGGATGAAGCGATGAAGGTCTATAATGATCGCCCACATTCCAGCCTTCCGAAGATCGTCGATGATGCCACTGGCAAAAGACGGCATATGTCGCCCAACGAAATGTGGGCCGACGCCATTGCCAAGGGCTGGACACCGCAACCAATCAGCAGCGATCAGGCTGTGGATCTTTTCCGGCCGGAAGAGGTGCGCCTTTGCCGGCGTGGATTGGTCGAGCTGTATGGGAATGTCTATTACGCCGATGCCCTACAGGCGCTTCACGGTGAGAAGGTCCGTGTTCGCTTCGACATCCATGATCCTCAAAAGGTCTGGATTTACTTGGTGGACGGCCGTTTTTCCTGTGTCGCCGAATGGAATGCCCATAAGCGCAGCTATGTGGCGGTCAGCTTCGCGAAACGGGCGGAGGAGAAGCGCATTGCGGGCATTGTCGAGCGCCTGGATGACCACCGCAAAGTTGCCCTGGAAGAATCGACCCCGACCATTGCTGCCAGCTTCACCCGCGTCCCAGAGGCCGCGCCAATCAGCGCCGAGGAAGCCAAATGGGCCAAGATTATTGAGGCGGAATGGCAAGAGCTTCCTAACAGGAAAGAGATAGCGGCAGACGCCGAATTTGACTTGCCGCAAATCACCGCACCCAAGGCATCCGACACCCTGGATTCCCGATTCCGGAAAATGATCGATATCGAAAACCGCCTCGCCGCTGGGCTGGCGGTCAGTGAGATCGAACAGGGCTGGGCAAAGCGCCAAGCAGCCCTGTCCGACATCAAGGGCCTTCGGATGGTCTTTGATGTGTGTGGAGAAGAAGCGCTTACAGCGTGAAAAAAACGGCGGTCACTCTTGCAGGAGCGCCGCCGCGAGAAGGTCGTAACACAGTAAGGATGGAATAATGATCACAGATAATGCCCCCGTCAATACTATCGCCCCATTGCGGAACGTCTCCCTTCTGGCGGGACTGGTTTCAAGGGTCAGGGACCGGCCGAACGGCCTGCCTGGAATGGGTTGCTTTTATGGCCCGTCCGGCTTTGGCAAAACCCATGCTGCCATCTTTGCTTGCAACCATTATCGGGCCTTCCAGATCCAGATGAAATCGGTTTGGACCCGCAAAAAGTTGTGTGTGTCGATTCTCCAGGAAATGGGCATTCAGCCGGCGCCGACCATTCCCGATATGGTCGATCAGATTGGGCAGGAACTGTCCTTATCTCGCCGCCCACTGATTATCGATGAGGCTGACTTTCTGATCTCCAAGAGCATGATTGAGGTCATCCGCGACATCTATGAGAGCAGTCAGGGCACCATCATTTTGATCGGTGAGGAGCGGTTACCCCAGAAATTGAAGGTCTGGGAACGCGTGCACGGGCGAATGCTGGACTGGGTTCCTGCGCAGCCCGGTTCGCTGGCCGATACCAAGCATCTTGTCAGGATTTATTGCCGTTCCGTCGAGGTGGCGGACGATCTTCTGGAGTCGCTCCATGTGGCGTCCGGGGGATCGGTACGCCGGATTTGCGTCAACCTTGATCGCGTCCGAGAAAAGGCGATCGCCGCTGACCTGGCCAACTTCGATATGGCCGATTGGTCCAGGTTGGGTGGCGAATTCTTCACGGGAAACCCTCCTTCCGGGAGGGTCTTCTGATGGCAGCTGGTCGCAAACCCGTGCATCTGCTGGCGGCCAGCAAGAAGCCAACCGGACGCCAGGCAATATGGCAGGGCATCCGCGCCATTCGGGAAGGATTCACCATTCCCGAGCTAGCCGCTCGGACCGATATCCACCCGGACACAGTCAGAACCTACCTGATAGGGCTGGCGGCGGCCGGCTTCATTGTGAGGATTCCTTCCTCCATAAGGGGTGGCTGGAATCTGGTCAAGGATGTTGGTGTCGAGGCTCCTCGCGTGACCAAGGGTGGCCAAACCGTGACCCAGGGTCTGGCCCGTGAACAAATGTGGCGGACCATGAAGCTGCTACCGACCGGTTTCGGCTGGCGTGAACTTGCCATGGTCTCTTCAACCGATGATGTCCCTGTCGCAGAGGCTGACGCCCGAGACTATTGCCGCAATCTTGCCCTGGCTGGATATCTGGCTGTGGTGACCAAGGGCAAAGGCAGCAAGGCAACCTGCTATCGCTTTATCAAAGCTAAAAACACCGGCCCAAAGCCGCCGCAGGTCCAGCGGATGCAGACGGTGTTTGACCCCAATCTGGGCCAGATCGTCTGGCATCCGGAGGTGGACGCATGAACGCGCTCGATCGTGCCCATGTCGCCTGGGGCGACCAGCTGCCCGATTGGATCGAGGTCCTGGTGAAAGGCTGCATGCAGCAAAGCCAAAATGTGATCGCCAAGCAACTCGGCTATTCCTCGGCCGCCGTCAGCAACGCGATCAACAACAAATATGGCGGTGATTTATGCGCCATTGAACAGTCGGTCAGGGGGGCTTTTATGGCCGTCACGGTTGATTGCCCTGCGGTCGGCGAACTGGCGGCCGACCGGTGCAACACCCACCAGCGCGCCGCCTGGTCACCCCACAATCCTCAACGGATCACATTCTACCGGGCCTGCCGGTCAGGATGCCCGAATTCCCGCATTGGAGGTAAAGATGGTCAGTGAAAACATCGGTGCTCTTGCGGAGCACTTCCTGAAATACCGCGCCGCCGGCGTGACCATGGAACCGCCGGCCGTCACTCAAATCGCCGGCATCCTTTTGGCTATCCAGGCCGATGTCCAGGTCCTGGAGGCCTCGCGGATCTCGCCGGTCGCCATGGCCGGCAACGATCTTCCCGCCAATGTCGTAAAAATGACCGCTCCCAAGGCGGACACTCAGGGCGGCGTGGCATGAGCGCCCCCTTGCGGATCGGCCAGGACGTGGTGCTGGCAGACGGTTTTGGCCGGGAAATCCACGGGACCGTCTCGGTGACCTGGGGCGACGGCCGGCGCGGCGTTGTCCAGACCACCGCCGGGGAAGTGGTGAGCATCCGTTCCGATATGGTCGATATCGGTCGCCTTGTATCGGTCGTCTCACTCGATCTCGGCCATGCCGAAAGCGTCGCGCTGGAGGTTCTCGACGGCGATCCCAACGCCAAACACAAACCCGTCAACGAGCAGCTGCTTATCCTGGCGGCGGCCGTCCTTTATTTCCGCCGGGGGATCGCGCAATGACCCCGCCAATCCCCCTCATCAAGCGCGTGGTCTCGGACGCCTATCTGTTGCGGGACGGCGATCTGGAAGGCCGTCGCCGCAATAGCGTGGTGACGCGGGCTCGACACATCGCCATGTGGCTGGTCTTTACCCTGACCGAGGCCAACCACGCCCAGATCGGTCGTCAGTTCGGCCGCCGGGACGAGGCGACCGTCCGCTTCGCCGTCTCAAAAATCACCGCCCAGCGGGCCGATGATGAGGGAATGGCCGAGGAAACCGCTCATTTCGCCTCGATCATCCGCTACCAGATGAAGCCCTCTCAGCCTGACGCGGCGGGAGTGCTGGATCTGGCCCACGATATCGCCATCCGCCTGATCTCCCTGTCGACCGGGTCAATGGCCCTGCAATCGCCGCTTCGTCTGATGGTGGCCCTTCTGCCGGTCGCCGAGATCCTGGGCACTCAACTCCCTCTGACCGAGGAGGACCCATCATGACATGGCCGCTGATCCTCATTGCTGCCGGGCTGGTTGTTTTCGCTTTCGCCCTTGCCTGGGCTGACAGCCCGTCGCCGCCGCCAACGTCACCCACCATTCACCCCCCCGACCGCCTTTGGCGGGGCAATTCCATCCACACACGTTGAAAGGTCTCAAAATGCACGTCACCGCCCATAAAATTCCCGAATTTGCCCCGTTCGGCACCGGAACCGTCGAGGTCAATGGCAAGATTTACATGCATTCCGCCGATGGCGGCCTGATGCCGAAGGAACTGATTTCCGATGCAAGGTTGATGGAGGACCAACTGGTCCGGACCATCATCTATTTCGCCGAGGAACTCTCAGGCCAGATTGACCGGTTCAAGGGGCACACCGCCGACGATATCGGCGCGTTCCAGGCGCTTCTGGTCGAGAAATATGAGGCTCCGCGCAAGGGTGGGAAGAAGGGAAACGTCACCTTCCTGTCCTTTGATGGGCTGATGAAGGTTGAGGTGCGGCTCGCCGACAACCTGTCTTTTGGTCCCGAGCTGCAGACCGCCAAGACTCTTATTGACGAATGCATCAACGAATGGGCGGCCGATGCCAATGCGCCGATCCGCCTGCTGGTCAACCGCGCCTTCCGCGTCGACCAGGAAGGCAAGATCGACAGGAACGCCATCCTCGGACTGCGCAATGTCGAAATCCTGGATGAACGCTGGCAGCGCGCCATGGACGCGATCACCGCGTCGATCCGCGTGATCGGCCGCAAAACCTACTTCCGGTTCGGCCGCCGCCGCACCGTCGAGGATGCCTGGGAAAATATCACGATCGATCTGGCGGATGCCAAGGCGCCGCAGCAGGAAGGAGGTGTGTCATGAGCAAAACCAGAATCGGCAAAAATCTGATGGTCAAGGTTGTCACCCGGATTTGCGAAGATGCTGATTGGGCGTTTCTCGATCTGAGTTTGAATCCCAACGGGATGTGTTTTGCGCTTTTCTGCGCGGCCATTGCTTCTGCCGAAAATCACGGAAGGCTCTCCGATCTCCTGAATTTTATTCAGAAAATGTGGGTGGACCTGGTCGCCGAAAGTCAGCGCCAGGACTGAGATGAACTGATCGGCGAAACGCCCGACGCTTGATCGTCGGCGCGTCGGCAGGGGGCTGGCCACCCCGCCCTGATGAGCCAGGCCAGATGGAGAAAACGAATGCTTGATCAGAATCAAACCGGCCAGGTTGCGGGG